CATGTTATAGTGTGTCTACCTCTCCAAATGGGTTAATCTCTGAAAAGTCAATAAAGTTATTACCGATCGATTCGAATTCTTCGTTATCTGCAAATGCATCGTTCGTATCCAGCGGTGTGATTGAATCTTTATAAGAACTTGGTTCGGTAGGATCTTTAAGAGCAATTGAATACGATGCTTGCGATCTCTCTCCAATTAAATTACCAACAACATCACTCGTTAGGCTAAACGATAGATTAGTACCATCGCTTGATTCAATACCAACCACATCAACTTCTCCACTTCGCACTTCAGCAATCTCTCCGCTAATTGTAACTTCTGGAGAACCGCCTAAAGACTGTGTAATATTTTCACCAACGATAAACGAACCAGTTCCAGTTCCAAGATTAAATGTCGTACGAGTTGCGAAATTGGTTTCGATCGAATCAATCTCTTCTACACCAGTATCAATCGCTTCGTTACCGTATTCAAATAGCTCACATGTAAGCTTATACGTCGGCATATTTTGAAGTTGATAGAATGGTGTATCTCCATCAACATATCGAATTTCAAATAATCCTTTAACCAATGGGAGATAAATTAAATCTCCTTCATTCGGTCTGATTAACTCGTTAGGAGCATTACCGAATCTACCAATTAAATTATTCCAACGTTTACGTGATAAAACAAAACTAATTTGATTTCTTACTTCTAATCCAAACTTACTTAAAAGGTTGCCATCTCCTTCGTAACCATCAACCGCATCAACATACATTTCAATCATGTATGCTTCTCCGAACTTACTTAACTCTTCCTCATTAAAGACAGAGGTTTCATTGACGATAGTTCTTGGTATATAATAGCACTCATGCCCATATATACGAAGACTCTCTATAATTATATCTTCATAGAGATGTTGCTCGCCTTGAGTACCATGAGAAAAATAAACGTTTCTTGGCATAATACATTATCCCATGAATAGATCGATGGGTTTTTCATAAGTTAGTTGCATAGTCTCTTCGATCTTTTCGATATCTTGAACAGCATCATCATAGATTTGACGACCGTTAAGTGTGACTCCACCTGGAAGTTGCATTCCTTCAAACTTAATAAGATTTAATCCCCACTGTCGTTTAATGAGAGCTGTAAGATATTTCTTTAAAAGCATATCGTTATATACATCTGTATACGTATCAGGATCTAAAATTTCATGACCTTCTACAATAATGTATATTCCTTCTCGTAAATCATCGCCTTCGATATAAACTCGATTTTGATGGCGAGAGAATGTACTTCTTTCACTCATACCATTAATTTTAAGATCGATTAAAGACATATATTGCTTTGTCATTTCGTAATCAATCAAAACTCCTGGATGACGTAAGTTATAAAGATCATTCAAATGCATTTGATACTCAATTGAAAACATTCCAGCTTGTGATGAACTTGCTTTAATTGGAAATATATTATTTACAAATATCATTGAATCGGGTAATTCAACAAACCCATTTTCAATATCACCCTTTGTTACGGCTGAAACTGTTGTGCTTTCTGATCCATTCGTAATTGTTTCTGTAGCAAATTCAGCGCCATTTACAGTAACATTATTATAACGTATTGTTGTAGAATCTGGAATAGAAGTTATAGAGGCTATAGCTCCAGATGTTTCACCCTTTACCGCATTACCTACTTCAAAAACAGATGAATCTGCAACAGTTAAACTAGAATTTGTAACTCTGTGTTTACGATAATTCCGTACTATCGAATCAGAATGATATTCTTGATAAAACTGTAAAGCTTCGTCAACGCGATCTTCTAATTGATCTTCATCAACATTAATTTCAATTACTGGAGCACCTAAGGCTCGAAGAGAATAATCGATTAATGTTTGTCTTGAATTAGGTTTAGCCATGATTCTATCTGTAAATTACAAATTTTTATATTATGGAGCTGTTGGAAATGTTACATCACCATTTTCATCAAGATTATCTGTCAAATCTCTTAGCGCTTGTCGATATGTTGCCCACTCAGAAACTTTATCTGCATCAAGAGGTGAATCACTTAATTGTGTCCAATCTGAATTAATAAGAAGGATATTACGCTTTGATCGTACTCTGTTCTTAAAAACATCGATATTTTCAATAACGTGTTTATGCTTAAGTGTTTTTAATGCTCCATCAATTAAAAATAAATTTTCAGTTGATGATTCTAGTTGAGAAGCGAGTTCATCCGTAACTTCTACAGCAGATGGCGAGTTCTTTTCTATATCATTTGCTGCTACTTTGTAAGCATGTTTACTTGATTGATTTACTAGTATATATTTCATATTATTTTATTAAAATCCTCCATCTACTACATTTAATCCAGCAAAAGTTGCTCCTACTCCTCCGTATGCAGATAATGCTGATGTCGGCACTTCAATATCACTTGCATTTGAGTTGTTAAATGGACTACCGGTTATAGTGATTAGAGATGGGTCGGTTGCTCTTAAGCGTACAATAAGAGGAGTACCACCGGTAAAAGTTACACCATTAGAGTCAAATGCTCCATTGCCTAAAGCAGTAAGATGTGCAGGTAAATCAATTACAGTTGCATCATAGTGGTCTTGAAATGCATCAGCAGCAATATTTAAACTAGTGCCACCTGATTCAAATGTAACATTACTCAAGGAGTAAGCAGATGAAAAGGCATTGACACCAATCGAAGTTACATTATTGGGAATTGTAAGAGAGGTTACAGAGTTTATCTGAGCGAAAGCGTCATCACCAATAGTTGTTACACTTGAACCAATCGATAAAGATGTTGTGGAAGTAAGAGATTGTACGAACGCTTCATCACCGATAGTTGTTACACCATCGCCAATAGATACAGTTTGGATATTGCCGCCGCCAAAATTTTTGAACGCTTCCTGACCGATAGTTATAATATTATCTGGAATAGTTAACGTATTAGCACTTGGAGCCGAGTTGACTCCAGTACATCCGTGAAAAGCTTCAGCTCCAATAGCTGTAATGTGACTAGGGAAATTTAGAGTATTTAAACTGGCGCAGTCTTTAAATGTACTATCAGGAATTGTTGTAATTCCAGTACCTATAGTATAAGCAGTTATACTAGTACCACTAAATACACCAGTCCCCATCGTGGTAACATAATCTGGAATATCAACGGTTCCGCTTATATAAACATTATTAAGATAAACCTCATTTCCAAGAGTAGTTATTTGTGGAGTTATGAGTGTTCCTTGTGTTGATCCTTGCGCAAAGCACTGATCACCAAATCCTGTAACACCCTTATTTAATTTTAAATTAACATTATAATAAGTTTTATTTTTAAAAAGTTGTGCTGGAAGAATTCCAGTATAGGCTCCAATATATGCGTATTCAATATCAACTGTCGGCATATGTGTACTGCCTATATCTACAACAGCAGCAGCATTTTGTCCAGCGTTTTGTTGATATACATTAAAATTAAACTCTCCATCATCTACATAAGCCTTTGTAGCTAAGTGTGTACTTGCGGTTGGTGTATCGGCGGTTGCAGTACCACTAACATCTAATTCACCTGTTAACGATAATACACCAGTAGTAATGTTACCACTAAGAAAATCGGTGCCGCCGGAAGAATCACTTATATTAAAGCAGCCACCGCTTGCAGCGCTTATGTTCAAGCTGTTTTCGTTAAGGAGTAGATTGTCGGCGGATACACTAACCGCGGCGCCAGTCACAGTAACGTTATTGCTACCTGCGGTAAGATTTAGATTACTTGGGGCTGATACCGTATTAGTTGATACACTTCCACTCGCAGCGATATCGCCACTAACATCTAATTCAACTCCTGCAGTAGCAGTTTTACCAATACCAACTTCACCTGTAGCGTTAATACGCATTCTTTCAATAACAGCAGCATCACCACCAGTATCATTGGGTCGAGTAGAGAATATTAGATTACCACTCCTCAACCCTGATTCAGTATCGATAGAATCTATGGCTGCATTGACATAAGGATGATGACCATCCGATTCGAGGCCAGACATATCAAATACTATACCTGTACCAGTGCCTTGCGCGTCAGTGTCATTAGTTAGTCGAAGCTGACGAACGAGATTACCACCACTCACAGCTTTTCTTACGTGTAATGGTGATATAGGACCGCTAGTTCCTATACCAACTCTATCATTAATTGAATCGACCGTTAGTGTTTGTGAATCAATAGTTACCGCTCCGCTAACTGTTAAACCTGTTAAAGTACCAACACCTGTAATGTTTGGTTGAGAGGCAGTTGTTAAAGTTATTGCATTTATGCCTGCTTCTGCTAAAGTTTGATTTATAAAATTACCTGAACTTGAAACTAACAATTCACCGTCTGCTAATGATGTGAGTGTAACATCATTCATTTCGGCAATAGTATCTTCACCTTGAACCGCACTTTGAACAAATGCTGTAGTAGCAATTTGTGTATCATTTGTTCCAGCAGCTGCTGTCGGTGCAGTAGGAGCTGTTCCGACCAAATTACCATCAACATTACCTGTAATAGTTCCTGTAAATGTAGTAGGTTTGTGTATTGTAACACTTGCTCCACCCTTAGGTATAGTTAATACATCAGTGTTGGCAGCAGTACCATCTTTGTGCGTTATTACAAATCTTCCGTGATCAGTTGTACCAACAGCTCCATAAAAACCCATTTGGACAACTTCATCTGTACCAGAATGTTCAAAGTGTAAACCGTCTGTTGCATCGCGACTATCTAAAAATGTGATTTTTTTATTAGTTGCTATAGTAGCGTCGCTTATTACTTTTGTTAAAGTAGTACTAGCTGTTCCGATCTCTATATTATCAGAATCTATTTTTATCTTATTACTTCCAGATGGGCTATTTCCGAAAAATGTAATGTTACCTTGCGCAGCGTTTCCATACATTTGTTGAAGTATAAAAGTATCGGCTGCAGCACCTCCCCAACGAAATGACATTTCCTCTTGTACCGCATTAGTTCTTTGAAGTCTAATACCACCTTGTTTAAAATAAGCATTTTGTCTAACAATCCCCACATTTGCAGCAGTTGCTGGTACCGTAGGTAATAATATACCACCATCAAAATTTGCAGGATCTCCAGTAAATGTAGGACTTGCGGCTGGAGCAATTCCTGCTTCGGCTAAAGTATTATTTACGAAATTGCTTCCGCTGGAAACTAACAATTCTCCATCAGCGATTGATGTAAGTGTAACATCATTCATTTCAGCGATTGTATCTTCACCAGCCACAGCAGCAGTTACGAATGCAGTCGTTGCAATCTGTGTTGTATCTGTTCCAGCTACCGCTGTTGGAGCAGTTGGTATTCCAGTAAGAGGTGGACTTGCTAAAGGTGCTTTTAAATTTATAAGATTATTAATAGTAGTATGAAATACATCATCATCATTCAGCGCTTCAGCTAATTCATTTAGTGTATCTAAAGATCCCGGAGCAGAATCGATTAAATTATTAATTGCAGTTGTTATTGCGGCATCAGTACCTCCTTTAGTATATGCAGCTTCAGACATAAAGTTTCCGCTGGAATCTGTTGACTCTGGAGTAATTGATAGTAATGTGTTTCCTATGTAAATTTTAGCCATTGTAATTTCTTTCTTTTATTTATATATTATCCAACAGTTACTCGAGGAGTAATATCAACTTGACCTTCGACAACGCGCGTTACGATCGGAGTAGAATCTCCTGAACGTATTTCAATGTCGTAAACGTATCTTCCTGCTTTAAGAGCTCCAGTTTGTGCAGCAGTTAAAGAACCAGTTAATTCTTTATTGGTATTATTTATGGAAATAGTAAAATCAACTGCATTCGTAGAAGTATAAGTCTTACGTAATTGTCCTTTATGTGTATAACTAGTTAAATCAGTCGACCCGACAGTATGTGTAAGATCAACAATAAAGTTAAAATCTGATCCTTGATCGATATATAAATTGGTGTAAGTCGCCATATTATCTATTTATAACTTTATTGATATGTATGTGTAGTCGGTTGTCCTGATATCAAAGTATCAGATTCTCCATCTCCCCAATGAGCAGACGATACACCTGGAGAAAATGTAGCTTTTACAGTAATTGTATCTCCAGATGATGGATTATTAAATAGCCATATTCCATCAGGATCAGATTCACTCGACCATACTATATCTGTGCCTAATCGAACCTCCAATACAGAATCTGATCCAACTTTTATATCTGTTGCGTTATATAAAATCATAATAGTATGTTAGTTAACTCTTGCTGAAGTGCTATAGACATTTATTTTATCGATGTTATTATCGTCAAATTCACCAGATTGGATATGCAATTTTATATTAGAAGTAGAAGAAACCAGAGAGGAATACATATCAGCATAATCAGAAAGATTATAAGTTCCGGTTAAAGAATTTAAATCATCATCATTAGTTATTGTAACAGTTACAGTGCTTGCTTCTTTACTTGCTCCGATTTGAATTTGAATTGTGAGCGTAAATTTATTTCCGGTTGCAGCAGCAAGAGGTTGCCAATTTGCATTTGTTCCTATAATTTCTGATAACGACTCTTCATCTCTATCAAATTTCTGATAAAGTTTCATACGAGGAGTAGGATCATTATACTTTGTTTGAAACTTAGTCATGAGAGCTAAATTAGGTCCATCTAGTACGTGGCTTCCTGACTGGGAAAATGCTCCTATATCTACTAAAGCTATCAATAATGATCTTTCTGCCACTGGTTGAACTTCATCTGCAGTAAGTACATTATTACCATAATCAAAATTTACTGAAACATTAATAGTACTACCAACTCTAGATCGTATCGAACTTGATGTTCGTATATTTCTAAATGGCGAAGATACTGTTATTTTATTATTTACTGTATCGTTTTGCCAATGAGTAGTACCTTCCCAATCTGGATGGTTACTAGTAGGACCATTGGTGTATCCTTCTGCTGTAGTAAACGTGCTATCTATACCTCCATTGATTGTAACTGTCCACCCTTTACTCTCTAGACTTAATTTTGCGGCATTATAATTTCCAAGAGAAGGTATTGAGTTTGTTCCACCGAGATTAATAGTTCCGCTATTTAACCCATCAGTATCTAAAATGTTTAATACACTATCTACTGCACTTTGAGATAAATCATTATTCAAAAGATTTAGTGTTTCTAAACTTGTAAAATTTGCAATGTGATCAAAAACACCAGCTGGGGCAGTTGTTAAACTATTATTTGATATATCTAACAATGTTAAACCAGTAAGACTACCAATATTGGGCACTGATGTAATTTGATTATTTGATACATTTAAAGTTGTTAAACCAATAAGACTACCGATATTTGTAAGAGTAGAAATTGCGTTATTTGAAATATTTAATTCTTCAATTGCAGTATTATTAGTAGCTGAAAATGTTACCTTAGAAAGATCATTATAAGATGCTTTTAATTTCGTTAAGTTCTTAAGCTTAGTTAAAGACAATGTACCTCCAACTGCATTTGCACTTGAAGCCCTATCAAAATCTAATTCGGTAATTCTATCTAAATTTGTTAAAGAAAGGGTTTTCATGATAAGTACTAATTACAAATGTCACTATTTTAAATAGTAATAACATATAACGTTGCGCTATCGATTTGACCACTACTCAATTGGTTATATTCATTTTGAGTAAGCTTCACAACGTTATTAATATTTGTACTTTTTACATATGAATCCAATAATTTATTTGGTGTAATCTTTTTAGTTTCATTCTGATTAACAATTACTAAGGAATCATTAACTAAATCTAGATCTACGATCTCTAAAGCATTTAAACTTGTTATTTTTTTATCGACGGCCATATTAAAAGGGGTTTAATTGTTAACAATGTAAATAGTTGTAGGATCAGTCGATACATCACTTACTAAAGCATCGTATTCTAATTGAGTTAAATGACGCACCGAAGTAACAGGACTTTCTGTGTCAGCACGATCATTTTGAATAGGTGATCCTGTAGATTCAATATCACCCGTTCTTGCTCCAGTTGTTATTTCTGTACGAGTAGCAGATCCAAATGAACATGTTTTTATTGTTCCATCAATATTAACATCAAGAAGTACTTCATCACCATTCTTACGAACAGTAAACATATTATAGGGAAGTTTATCCGCTGCTTCTTCACCTTGAACAGAACCTCCATCTAAAATAGAAGTACTAGAATTTTTTAATGTAAATGAAACATTTTGATCTGCACAACGTACTGATGATGTTCTAACTCCGTTATTTGTCCATTTTCCAAATTCAGCCACATCAGTTGGTGTTCGAACATTAGATCCAATTGCTATAGAATAATCTCCAGCGGATGTATTACTATGACCAATTGCTATAGAATAATCTCCTCCTGCAAAATTTGATATACCGAATGTTGATGCTTCAGCTGTATCTTCTCCAATTACATTAGCTAAACCATATGTAAGTGAATCATTCGTACGTCGAGTATTTGTATTACGACGACCAAAAATAAGATCAGATGCTGATATAAACTGCAAATTAAGAAAATCTATTGAATTAGTAATTGATTGTACATCAGTTAGTAAACTACTAATTTGTCCAGGAAAGTCTGAAGATGCTACCTTTCTAACAGTATTATCTGCCTTTTTAATATACAAATTACCATCTGAATAGTTAATAGCTATTTCACCATATGATAAACTACCCTGAGCTGGAATCGATCCGGTTACTTCGCTCTTTGTATGAATTATTTTTGAATATGCCATATTCTATTTATTAATTTTTTTCTATATGTGTTAATAGTGTTTGCATAATACTTTTAAGAGAAGGAAAATTCCAATCGCCGAACCAAACAATTTTTCCGTTTACATTATCAGAAAGAGATCCGGATTTAGTTTGATTATCCCACATATGAATTCCGCCGCCTTTGATGAGTGATACTCCATTACTCTGACTTTCTATAATACCACCTGTTGCAACACCTCGCAGTGATACGTTAGGATGTACTATTCCTAAGTTAACAGCTTCGTCTGTGGTACGGAAACTCTTAGTAGTACCACTTGCTTGATACAACCATTTAGTATGAATATTTCTTACGTTTAATACTGGCGGGTCGGTTGGCTGCTGGCCAATGGCGGGTACAATGCCTCCTAACTCTTGAATAAGACTTTCAATTCTATGATCGGTGTGACGAGTAACATTCATATTTTCAGAGAATATGAATAAAGTGCCTCCCCTTATAACATATTCTTTTATTTTATCTATAGTTGTGTTTGGCATACCCTGCACCCCCTCCTCCACGCCTGGAGCTGTAACTAAAATACCGAACTCAGGATCACCGCTTGTTGGCAATAATCGTTCATCAAAGTCTGCCCACTCAGAGTCAGCGGTATAAGATGGTCGAACAAATTGTTCTATTAATACGTCATGTTCAACCCCTGTTTTAAGATAGCTATCCCAAATTGAATTGTATATAGCATACCTACTGCCTAAATTATTAAGTACTAACATATCAATATCAAATTGATCAAGTCCTGGGAAAGAAGTTGTTGTTAATCCTGGAGTTGAGTCTACGTCATAATACCAAAAGCCGTTAATCACTACCTGCTGTTGTGAATTTTTTTCACTTCTCCCTGGTTGATTTGATTTAAATGTAACCTTCGAGCCACTAACTGGAAGAAGTATCTGCGCAGAACTTCCGCAGTCATCATCTGAATTAAATCCTTTAGAACCCTGAACCTCTCTAAATTCTCCGTCAGGATATTTGTATGAAGTAACATGCTCGTGTGCATTCGACCCGAACTGGTGTACCGTAGCATCAACTGCATAGACTCGAGCTAATTCCGCAGTACTAAGATTACAAATATCACCAATAGTAAATGAAAATTCAGTATTCTTCGCATAAGTTGCATTACTATAATTTAAGAAATCTCCAGTTGTACTAGCGAATTTTGGAAGAGTTGTTATAACAGATGCATTTAATGTTTTATCAACATATCCTTTTGTTGCTGCATGTTTGTCTGCAGTTGGTTCTTTTTCTAAACTTACCTTTCCGAGTGAAGAAATGCTTAATGCGTTTTGAGAGTTTTCACTTTTAAAACCAAGCTTTAATGTATTATTATTTTTTTCTAATATAAAATATGAATTTTCATTACCAAGCGCTACTGCAGTTTCTGATGCAATTCCTCCTCTTGCATATATATCTCCAGCAGAATATGTATCACCAGTAGAAGATCTAATATGGAATACTTCTTTGTCAATAGCTGTAGAAGTATTATAAATTGATAAGGCGTGTTCATCATTATTATTATCAGCGACGTCAATAAATAAACCACCGCTATCGCTCTTATCACTAGCAGCTATAAGCGCCGCAAAGTTTGTGCCGTGAGAATAATGTCCTGTTCCTTCTGCTGGTATTATACCTTTATCGAGATGAGATAAAGTTGGTGCAGTAAACATTGAATTAGCTAAACGTGCAATTCCTCGAGTACCACTGGGCGTAGTACCGATTGTAATTGCTCCGCTTGCTTGGAATGTATCTGATACAGCTCCACCCAATTTAGTATCAAGGTCGGAAATAACAGTGTCGACATATCCTTTATTAATTAAAGCGTTGTCATCTTCTATAATAGTATTTACTTTACCACCCTTTGGAATTTCAATAGTAGCATTACGATTTACAAATATAGCACCAACTCCTGCACCATCAGTAGCTTGAGGTCCAATCGTCATTCTATCAAGTGATGACCCGCTTTTCCAAATACCAAATCGTTTAGTTTGTCCATCAGCATTAGATAAAACAAGCTGTGGATAACCATCGTTTTGTAAGAATAAGTAAGGTCCGCTCGATCTTATGCTACCAGCAACATCAAGCATTTGTTTAGGCTCTGTTGTACCAATACCAAGTCTACCATTTTCATCAAATCGGGCTGACTCATTTACAAAATAATCGTTATTATTATTATCAGTTGCTCTTAGGAATGCAATTTGTCCCGTTGAAGCTGATCCTTGAATAAATTGAATACCTGAAGATCCTCTGTCATTTGTTCCTTTTACAAAAGCTTGTGTAATATCTTCAACGCGACCTTGGAAGAAAATATTTCTATCTTCAAGATATCCTGCTTTCCAAATATTTTCAGCACTTCCAGAATCGCCTCCTGGAATTGCTTCTCGTAAGATTCTTAGTACATTTGCGAAGGTACCAGGTTGTGGAGTATTGTCATCAACATTGAATAAGTTAAAATCAACATTCCATCTTGGACTAAATGTTCCTGGTAAATTTACTACTGCAGCAGTATCACGCGAATTTGATGTTAATAGTATTTCGCCTGTTTCAACAAGAGTTACAACAAAAGCCAATCCAAAGGGTCCTCCCGTATTTTGTGCAGTTATACCTAATCTATCATTTCCAGTAATTTTAAAGGTGTGTATTCCAGCTTGCCGCCAATCAGATCCACTTCCAATTACATTACTATTATGATAAAGAACATATTCATTGTCAACAACAATATAAACCTTAGCTTCTTTTCCAATATTACTATTAGAAGGATTAGTGAGTCGCAAATTTCCACCAACCATCGCTGAACCCCTATTGGTTGATAAGAATCCGTATGCTCTATTAGCTACGTCAAATTGATTAACTTGAATTGCTCCTCTAAATTGTCCTGATACAGTATCATCAGCTGAACTTTTTACAACAAGTTTAGCAGTTGTTGGAGTGCCTTCAGCGTTACTTCCTAAACTAGTAATACCCAATTTCTTTGTAATAAGAACGCTATTATTTGATTTAAATCTTACTAGATTGGTGTCATCATATTCGTTAGTCGTAGTATTAAGTTTACGAGATGTAACAACTAAATCGCCTGCAGCTGCATTAGAGGAATTGAACATCCATCCATGAGAAGTATTTGCGAGAGATCTTAAACCAATTATTCCTTCTCTTCCACTAAGAAATACGTGACCAGCTTCATCAGATCTAGCTCCAACACATAAATCATAATCTGGATTTTCTACGTTTGAAACACCAAGTCTACCGGTAATATTTGTTTTACCAGCAACATCTAATGCAACTCCAATTGAAGCAACCTTTCCTATACCAACTTCACCGGTACCATTGATAATTATTCTTCTATTAGTCTCATCATTGCCTCCAGTAGAAAAGAATAATCCATTACTACTATTTTGTCCTATACGACAATCAAAATCATCACTACTAGTATCTTTAAAATCAATAAATGGTCCATTATCATCTGTAATATTTCTACTTATTTCAATAGAACCGTCTGAAGCATTTAACTGAACAAGACCTGCGCCTGCAACAGATTTAATATTTCCTGCAACTTCTAATTTTTCAATAGGATTTGTAATTCCTATACCAACTTTACCAACACTCGTAATACGTAAACGTTCCGATGAAGTACCAGTACTTTCGGTAAAGAAGTGCATTGAATTATCTGTGTTATGATATTGAATCTGTCCAGATCTACCGCTTTTATCGTCTCCAAACTGAACCGCGCTGAAGTTATCTTCTTTTGATTGAATAATTAAAAGACAATCAGAGTTATCTTTCCTAATATTTAATGTTCCAACCGGTTCTGTAGTTCCTATACCAACTCTACCGGTACTATCAATGCGCATTGCTTCTTCTGGCTTTGGATCAGTTTTACCAAATGTAAAGCATGTAGAAAATACAAGTGATGAGCTTGCATAAGTATCGTTGTCGTTCTCGTTAACAGAAGCAATACGAGAAACTAATTGGGTATTTTGAGAAACTGCAGTTGTTGAATTATAAAAATCAATTGATGCACCTGATCCTTTACCAGTACTTGTTGTAGTGGCATTAGAATTTGTAATCTTTAATTCCAGTAATGGAGTTATTTGATTTTGTGTATACTCTTTTGTCCAGTTAGATTTTTGAATAAACGATTTTACGCCGTTTATCTCTTGATTTCCAGTAAGAGATACGAATTTAGTACCTAAAGCATCGAGTTCATCATATATGTCCTGAAGATTAATCTTAATCGAATTAGTCTTAAGTCTCCATTGATTAAATGTATCAGTTTCAAATACGTCTATAAAAAGTTCTTTTCGTGCCATAGGTCTATTTATTCATTTTAACGAGAAGTGTTTTAACTAAATACTTTAGCTCGGTTATCTCGTCTTTTAATTCATTAATTTCTTTTGAAGATTTTTTGTGATATTTTTTTCTTAGTAATGCTGCTTCATATCCTGCAGAATCATTATTAAGTATTGCATTTGTTAGTTCATCTCTTTCAAGTGCATTATTATCTTTTACTATTAGACGCATTTTACACAGTTGCAATTGCTCTAAAATCTTTTACTGTAGGAACAATAGCATGATCATTAGAAGTCAATACAATTTTAACTTGGAAAGATGTAAATAGCGGCACTGTGCTAGCATTACCAGATGCATCCGGTAAACTAAAATCTTTTATATATCGAACTTCAGCATAATCGTCATAATCATTAAGAAGTAGAGAACTTTCTGGATCAATTCGGATAAATGGAATATCTTCTATATTATCTTCTGATCTTTTAAATCGCGCATAAACTAATACATTACTACCAGAATATGGTCTATTAATATTTAAATATGAATCTAATCTATCTGAAGGATTATTTAATGCAACCTCTCTTGTCATATAGACCGCGGTTGCTTTACCGTGATCAGCAGCTAGTTCTGAATCAATTGCCGCACTGTTATCGTCAAGCTGTATTAAACTATCTGAAGCTATATTGTTGACATCACCTTCTGGTCCAATAATGTTCTTAACAGCAATAAGAGAAATTCTATCTAAGTCAACAATTGGTGATATTTTTCGATTATTGGTATCTAAACTTATTTTTACTTTTAAATTATCATTATGTGTAAGAGGTGCACCAACCGCTGTTGAAATATAGTGATTTTCATTTGGAACAATTACTTCGTAATCTCCACCGTTAACTGATATTTCGAATTTTATTGATGTTTCTGGATGCTCGATAAAATCTGTATTTAATTGAACCTGAGAATATTCGAGAGTACCATCAATTTCATCAGCAGCTATTTCTGGATTATACTTACTACCATCAGCTTTTGTTGTACTAATTCCTCGCGCTTCTAAAACAATTTCTCCACTCGATTGGAAGTTAGTTTCTCGAACACGCATCTTAAAGTCTTTCATTTGATCAGGCGTCCAAGTAGAAGCATTTTGAGATTTAAACGATACACCTAAGAATGGATTTTTTGAAATATATTCTCCAGTATTAACATCATTTTTACCAACTTCAGATAACCATTGACGATATTCTGATGAATTAGATTCTGTGACCATTGCGTATTCTAATCCATACTGAAGATATATCGGAGAATCAAATGTAAAGGTTGTTATCGCACTTGCATCTTCGGATGTAGCAACTTCACCGGGTTGTTTTATTACATCACTTCCTGGAACTCTCCGCTGTGTTGGCATACCATTTTCCATTTCAACTAAATACAATTTCAAAGGAATGTTTTTAGTTGATGCGTGGCTAAAATATAAATCTACAGAATGAATAAAGAGTCCACCTGGATTTTCTCCAATAATAAATGATTGAGCGAGTGGATCATACCACTGTGTGCGAGTAACTCCAGTAGAAGTTTGAATCCTTGAGTGTGTAATACGTTGGTCTTGTCTTACAATTGTTCGAGTTGTAACAAGCGTTCTTTGTTTTGTTTGAACTTTACCTTGAGCAGTATATGCTGCATCTGCACTTGTAGTAGCTGCAGGATCTGTAGCTGTTTTACCATCTGATAAGATAACCTTTCTTTCTCCACATGGAAATTGAAATTCCTTATTGTTTGGTACAACAAACCAGCCGAAAACATCACCTCTAATATCAGTAATAATATCATCACCAGCAGTTGCGTGTCCTAAGCTTCCTACAATATCAGTAGGCTCGTCATTATGATAAACTTTTACTGAAGCATTAGTGGACCATTCTCTATAGCCACTGGGTACTTCTCCTAATGTTGAAATAGGTATACCGCTTGAATATTTAGTAATATCTTTTCCATCAAAGAATACTTTTAGTTTAGTATTAGGCTTAAATAATTTTCCGCTAAAATAGATTTTACGAGAACGAATAAATGGTACAAAGCTTACATCAATAACACGATCATCTTTTACATTAGTAACGCTGTTTATTGAAGCAGTGGTTTTAATTCCTGTACGAACTTGTTTTGATGTCGTTACGGTTGTATTAACTTTACGAACCCAACCTCGACCAGGTCCGAGTCCCCAAGGAATTCCGGCGCGATTCCTACTTTCCTTTGTAGTTGTTGTTACAGGCTTACCTGTCCACGTTGTTTGCCATGAATTCCACCTTGTACCCATTTGATTAATTCGATCAACTTCCGCTCTTAAATCAGAAAGATTGCCACCAACTTCGTTTATAATATTTGGTGCTCTTCGAGTTTCCATCCATTCATCAGATGAAGGAGAAAGCTTAACTGATCCTAACCACGTTGCTACATCGTATGGATTAACACTAATTGATACAGCAGCTTTTTGCTGATCAATCCATGTTGGTCCAGCGGTATATGAAAGAGTAGATATACCATCGCGAGTTGTTATATTAGTACTATCTAAATTATTACCGGTCCATGTAAGTGGAACGCTCCGCGTTTCAAAATATGGTCGAAGGATAGGATCGTCAGGATCCATCGAATTATTGTAGTGTGGATCAAATACATTTCCTACCTCATGGCCTTGGAAACTATCAACAATAATTCCATTTTTAAATCTTTCATATGGATTACCACTTGTTGTTTCAAAAATTTGTTTACCAGATGCTTCTCTTTCAAGTAAAGAAAGCGTTGTATAATATTCTAAATTATTTACGCGTGAATTAATCTTGCCGATATCTCGCATTGTATATCTACGATTATCAATGAAGCTTGTTTCAATCATAGTATGACAAAACGTGTATGCAGGAATATGTAACGTATAAAGATGCATCGCCGTTGAAGGAACACTCGGTTCTTCAGGAACTATAGCTGGAACTCCTTGTATAAGTTTAAATTCGCTATCTTTTGTAACAACTAATTTATCAATGCGAGAAAGATAATATTGAATTTTTGAATCAATTGTACTATTTGGATCTAAGTGTGTACCAGGATCATTATCATCGACTTTTGCTCTGAAATCTAAACAATCAGAAAGACGCATATCTTTATATGTTGAAATATTTCCGTAATCTACACTATATGAATCCCTTGAGAAATAATGTCCTGATTGGTGAGAATAATATTTGTAAGATACTTTGATACCTCCAAGACCAGATCCACCATCTATTCCTGCACCGGTATATTTAATTGCTCCTTTCTTATAACATCCATCTCTTTGGCCGTTATCAAGAAGAAAGTCACTTTTAACATCTGTTTCTGTAGGAGTACCATCAACATCAAGTAATGTAGTGATTGTATCTATTTCATAAATATCGTAATTAGCAAGAGGAATTATAGCACCTGTTGCAACTGCATTCGTAACTGCTAATGCCTCTTCAGGACTTGCAGTTGTAACCGTTTCTAATGTTTTAGTCTTTCTACCTAAGCTTGAACGAAATGAAGCTATAACCTTAACTGTTCCAGAAGAAGAATTATCTATAGTACTTGCAGCTCCTAACACAATTGTAGTATTATTTGTATTCGGAGTAATGACAGCACTAGTGACTTCGTGTACAACATCTAATGCATCTATTATGATATATGCATTTTCACCAATTTCTTCAAATCTATCCGGAGTAGTGACTGTAAGAGTTACGCTATTTCCAGATACATTTCCGGAAGTCGGAGTAAATATTTTCCTCTGAGTAAATTCAATTTCACCTGTATCACCTTTAACCGAACTAATAAAATCTGCAGGAAGTTTGTATATTGATCTATTAAATTGTGGTTCATTTAAAGCAAAATTAGTATTCGAATCAAGAGTAAACTCAAAACTTAAACTCGAATTTTCAATTGTATCTACACCATCTAAACTATATGGATCTCCGTTTCCATCAAGCTCAAATTGAATATCATAAATGTATAACCTATACTGAGTACCATCATATTCCATTGAACGTACTCGACATTTTGCTTTAGTTGTATTACCATCTTTAATGTCATATACCGTATCTACATCAAATGAAGGTGCACCCTCTACCGAAGAACTTAAAACGTATGAACCAAGATTAGCAGTAGAAAAAACTTGCTCAAATCCAGGATTTGTAGTACGAGCTTTTTCTCCTATTACTTCCATTCTTTCAGGCTCAGCAATTCGATAACCATCAACGTATGATACAGATGGCTCAACTCCAACAATAAATCGCGATTTAGCAAACCGTATTGTTTCATCTACCTTCGTTGGATCGGTTGCAATAGTTGCTAAGCTGCGTTCGCTGCCAATAGTTGGATCAGAAATATCATTAGCTGGAATAACCATATCGCTATCTGCCATTTGTGCTAAAGTATATACACCACGACCACATTTAGAATCGTCATCCGTATTATTATAAAATCCTGTAATATCAATAAGGTATGGATCTACTGTATAATCTCCGCTATCTTCTCGTGTACGCTCAGCTAATACATCTGTAATTCCGCTAAATTCTGGTTTAGCAACTTGAACAACTGCACTATCATCAACTTCTAAAAGAAATAATGTATCACCAATATCTGTAGAGTAACCGAAAACATCTACACTGCTTGATATAAAAGAAAAATCATTATCTGATACATCCTTACTTAATATAACCAAATCAAGATTAATAGTATAACGATCTGCGCCAGGAGCGGTATTATTTGGATATCCAGCAGCATTATCAAGTAAAGATTCATCTGATTGATAATTTACAACGGTTTCAATAACTTTAAATACAACTTTAGCATTTAAAAGATAATCGGCAGCCGGAACAATTGCATAAACATGTTGTGTTTCAGCATATACAAATTGTCCTTTTACAAAGAAAACACCTTCTTCTGATTTTGCGTGGATAGCCTTTCCTACCTGAACAACTGTGCCGATATCCTGTCCTGATGCATAAAGTGTTTCATTGCCTCGATCGGCTGCAATAAGCTCATCTAATAGCTCTATTGTATCAGGTGTTGGTGTTCCATCAATATCTCGTTCGGCAGAAAACACTTGTACATTATCCTCTGCTACAGTACTATCTTGTACAGAACTTAGATATTTAATATAAAACCGATAATGATTTGGTGTAGAAAGCGCTTGATAATGCAGTACTTCAGCTTGAATAAATTTTCCACTGCTTTTGTAGTCTAAACGAATACCTTTAACAACACTTAAATAAGGTGGTAAATCGGTAAGACTTGCATCTAGATTTATATCAACATAGCTTAAAGAACGATCTAATGATGCTTCTGTAGCTAATTTTGGTACTGGACCTTCTTTAAAAATACCGCGACCTAATTTGTCAATCTGGTTTTGCAGAATAGACTGCATTTGATTAAGCTCACGTACTTGTACGCTAACTCCTGGTTTAAAAAGAATGCGAAGAAAGTTCTTTTCTTCAGCAGTCTTTTTGTTAAATTTTAAGTCCGGTCTAGCGAAATCATCGTTATACGGCTGTACTTGGTAGGTTTTTATAGCCATTAGAATTGAATAACAAGTTTAACTTCATCTGTTTGGTTAAAATTTCTATTTATGGGTTTTCTGTTTTCATAAAATATAACTTCACCAGTTCCTGACATATACTCAGCTTCTCCTACATCCTGTAGTCGGTATTCCTTGCCGTCACTATAACCATCAATATTTGTAAGCGTGATTTGTGGAGTTTCTTCTCCAGTTCCATCTTCTTTTTTAAATTTTTTAAAATTAACTTTAGGAGAACTATTTTGATGATAGTATATTCTATCATTCTCAGTATCAACATAGTCTAGCCAAGCTCTTGCTCCAACGTCTGCTGAGAGACCGCCAACTTGTTCTATAATATAGTCTCTTCCAATATAATCATTAGTTAAAGGAGTACCTTGATTAACCTGTATGTATTTTAATGAGTCGTATGCTTCATCCTGAGTATATTGACCTTGGTTAATATCGGCATCTACAACAGCAGCACTCGCTGTATCACCGGTTGCGTTTCTTATTGGGTTTTTAATTAGACTAATTTGTCGAACATCAACGTTATAACCAGTAGGAGCTTCTCCATCAACATCACCTATAAAATCGACTGCAATGCCTGCGTAGAAAGATGGTAGATCTCTATCTGGAAATCTTCCAAGACCTTCTTCAGGTAACAATAGTGGTAAAATGTGAACTTCTTCATTAACTTCTCCGGTTCCAGTTTGAACAACTATAGAAGCAGTTACATAACCTAATTTCCAGGGTATAATATTCGCGGCTGGTTTATATTTAATTGATTCAATTCCGTTATTAAACACTACTTCAAAATCTCCAACAGCTGTACCTGCAGTATTTTGATTTTGATTGTGTATTACTACATCTTCTGAAGGTACTAAATCTCCGCTAGCAGAATCACGTTCTGTCCCCTTTATTGTTATAATTGTAGAATCAGATTGAGGTATAGTAGTAGCTGTTGATCCACCATTAACAATTTTAAAATCATAAATTAATCCTCCAGTAGAAGTTAAGATTTGATCATATTTATCGGTGGGCGCTTGTGTATAATCTACAAACTGATCGGTGTAAAATTTCGAATCTTCATCTAAACTTGAAACAAGTGTCCAAATATAACCTTCACCGTTTGAAATTGCTTGAGGGTTACCACCGGTAAAGCTTAAATATTCATCATTTCCTGCACCAGAAGGAATTGCAACTGATGATGGAGTTACTTCACCATTTCCATCAGTATTTGCAAGACACATATATATGCGATCATTAGAAGTGACATAACATGGGTAGTATGCAACTCCGTCAATTGTTTCATAATCGAAACATTTTGGATCTGTTGGATCATATGTTTTATAGATTCTATCAAATGCCCAATTATTTCTTGGAATAACATTAAAAATTTCTGAATTATCTGTAGTTCCAGATATTTTAGCTAAAATCATAAGATTTTGCAATACGTCGTTTTTATCGAGATCAGTATCAACTGGTAAGGGGGCAGAAAACTGCCGACTATATTCAGTTACGACGTTATTTAAAGAATCAGTCGTATCAGACCAACTATCAGTCTTACCTAATCCAATAAAATAATTGTCTGATCCATTTTTTAATTCATTAGTAAATATCGCTCTTGCGTTTTTTCTAAATTCTGATGTGATTATTGCTGCCATAGTGTTATTTATAAAGATTTGTATTAGTATTTTTTAATAAATTTATTTATGTATTTCGTATGTTAGTGTTATTTGGAACCATAAAAACTGCCCAAGTTTGATCATATTTGACCGGAGGAATATTATATTCAGCATTTCCATCGAATTCAATCGCGTGATATTGATCTATAGTATGCTTTTTATTCTTAATGTATAATACATTGTTTTTAGTAAGTGAAAATGATAGAAACTTACCTAAAGATTTGCCTCTGGATGGTCTACTAGAAGTTTGTCTATTTACAAAATTACCAATTGAAAGATGTAGTATATTAAAGACCAAAGCACAATCAAGTATACCAATATGATTTAAAACATTTTGTAACATATCATAATGTGGATAAACTAAAAATTCGTTAGTACTAATTTTATAATACTCTGACATTGTTTCTTCATTTTTATAATCGTGATTTCTACCTTTTAATACATCCGCGTATAACAATTTGCTATATCCGATATTGGTTTTACAGTAATTGTGATAATCATCTAAGACATCTTTAATATGACTAAAATTATATACCATACAAAATTACTGCACTATATCTAATTGTGTTAACTTTAGGAACCCAGTGTATAGGTGTAGTTCCGTCAAATGCAGCTCCGCGTCCCTTTATATCTTGAAATGATTTTGTCATTCCTCTTTTATTTGATTCTTCAACTGGAATATTATCGTAATAAGCCTGCGGATTTCCAAATACTAAATTATTTTTTTCATTTGTTTGAAGCGGTACTGTAACAGTATGTAGGCTATTTCCTTTATCCACGTGTGGTGGAATAAAATTACCTGGTAAATATATATTTAATTGTACTTCAGTTGGTTCAAGACCGTTACATGTTTTATCTTTAAAAATATCTTTCCATAAAGTAGGGTATTTTCCCTCAGTTATTTCAAAAGAATAATAAGATCCGACATCGTTATTAATGCCCATATTCTGGTAAACACTTGAGCGGTCCATCGCCTTCTCATGATCATTAAATAATTCAATTAATTTATCGCATTCTTTCTCGCTAAGAAACTTTTCTTTAATAGATAACCGCGAAGAAATTTTAGACAGATGATCATCATAATTCATAATATGTGTTATTTACGCAAATGCTATTTTTCTCGATTTATAGCTATTCCAAATTTATCTTCAATTGGTCCTTTAACAATTTGTATGCTATTTTCAAACTGATCATCTCTACTTAGATAGTGATAATCATCACTATTTTTATATGCTTGTTTATATTTATAATTTTGAGCTCTGCGCGCAGCAATATAAGAATGCATTGCTTTGAATTCAGCAACTTCACTACCAGACATATTATTTTCGTCAATAATCTTTTTGATCATATTCATTATAATATTAGACTGTGTATGCTCTGGATATTCACTTATAATTGTTTCTTTAGCAGTACGGTTTACAATAGTTTCAACAATAAACTCTTTTCTATCTTCAAGTTTTATTACTTTGCCATTATCGTAATCGCCTTCGTCCCACACATGGGTTTTACTATCAAATTCAACCTCTTTCCATTTATAAAGATCGGCATCTAATTTAGATGTATCAACACCAATCAGTGTAGAAGTATACACTCCATTGTGTTTATTAAATACAATTACTTTTTTAGCAGTATTTTCAAAATTAGAAGCCTGCTTCTCTAGTTTGTCAAGTAGAAATTTATCAATCATTTTTTTTTATTTTTTAACCTGTTACTCTAAGTTGTGTATAAGCGAAGGTGGATTTAGATCCGGTAGCGTGATCAACTCCAACACCTCTTGCAATCTGCCTCCACACTGTTGTAGAAAGTACTTCCCAAAATCCAATAACCTGATCTACCTTATCTCGATTATACGTTCCATTTCCACCCCAATATTTATCTTGGAATGTTACATAACCTTTTACGATTACTATATCACCAACTGATACAACTCCCTTTAAATGCGCTATTCCGCTTTCAAGTGTAGCTGAATTAATCGCAGCACTAGAACTTGTTTGATTAACTGAACCCATATAATAATGTATTGCTCCACCTCCACCTATTCTCTGATTTACATAAGATTCTGTTGCATATCCTGACAAGCTTGGTATAGTTAAATTTCCAGTGTGATAAACGATATTACTACCAATTTTAATTTGATCACCTTTAATAATTGTTTCGTTATAGCCACCAGGACCGCCGACACCGCTAGAGTTCCAATTACTAATCTTCGGTGTATTTACACTCAATCCTTGTTCAGCATTTACATAAACATACTCATGAGTTTGACCAGTAATTTTACCGCTTGATTCACCGGCATTTAAAATAAGTTGTTGACCGACTGAAGTTTTTATCTCCTTTGTTTTAACAGAAGTTATTGGAGTAATTATATCAGGAATTAGAGCATCTGAAATAGTTCCAGTATTTAAATTTGATGCATTTTTATAATAAGAACCGTGTTGTCCATCTAATAAATCAGCATCTAATCCAGAAGCAGATCCATCATTACCAGCATGCCATATTTGATGTTCGGTAATACCGCTATCTGGTGTAAGAACAAAGTTTTTATTACCAGGAACATCAATTACAAGGTTATCAATCACTGTACCAGCAGCGTCATTTGTTACACCAATAACAAGATCCGATTTTTCACCACTAGTATTGTTAACACCGTGGGCATGGTATTGAATAAATCCAAAATCAGAAGCATGATTAATGCTAGTTCCATCCTTTTCAGATTTGAAAAAGATTCCACTTACACCCTCACTGCTACCTTCAAGTATTAAATTAATACCATTTTTTACATAAGTACACGCCGATCTTACCGCTGCTCCAGGATCTACTGTTCCAGCAATAGTAAGAGCAGCAGTCATTGATTGATTTAATGTACCAGCTTTTCTTATATAATTATCGTCAGGGAATGTTTCTGCCTGTTTAGATAAAACATATTCTTTGGTCGCTAAGGCTAGCGGATTAGAGTTGATAACTTCTCTAGTTTGATCTGGAGCAATTATAGTTCCTTTAATTTCTACTCCTCCAGTATAATCTCCTGCATAATTAATAGTTAGCTTATCTCCACCACTATGAACAAGTGCTCTACCGTTATGTGTGTTACCTGTTCCAGCACGAGTAGAATTGAATATTTTAAAGTCTGTTCCAGTTAAAAGTATGTGACCACCAACACTCAAATTATCACCTATAGTGGCAACATTAATAACTCCTAAATCATTAGGAATAGTAACCGTTGTAGTGTCCCATTGTGGTCCAAAATCCGTGAGGTCTGTAGGAGCAATTTTCTTGGTATCAACATACCCTTTGTTAATTAAATGATCTGCTGCTGTACCTTGTACAGGTAGTGAAACCTTTTTAGATTGAGTATCAATTACAAGTGTAGAGGATTGTAAGCCGGCGCCTTCGTGACGAAAATAATGTGTATCTGCATTATAAAATGCTCCTATGGTTTCAGTTAACGCAATGTTAGCATGCTTACCAGCTGGTGTTTCGGGGGCGAGTGCCGAAAGAAGTAGGGTTTGACCTGCAGGGCTTTTAATGTTTTCTGTTATAATATCACCAGTAGCAGTAATATCCCCGTCTCCAGAAATTGTTACGATGTTTGCTGTTCCAGCTGTAAAGTTAATATCCTGTGTAGTCTCAACAACTCCTAAATGAAGATTACCTCCTGTTTGTACTATTTCATTCTGATCAATACCAAGACCGTTATTAGTATCTCCAATGAACAGCGGGATATTATTAAAATTAATTCCGCCAATTGTATCATTTGCATTTCCATCAATAACTACCGCGCTATAAAAAATTGATGATCCAGAGGTAAGTTTTAATCTTGGTGTTGAAGGAGAAAATCCACCGCCAGAACGAGTATTGAACTCAATATCTCCTCCTCCGCTATTAATAGAAAACTTTCCAGTATCGCCGGAAGCACGATTAATACTTGCTTGAGCGACTAAGCTTGAATTAGCTGGTTTAAAAACTAAACTAGTGTTACCTCTAACATTTCCATTATCGCCGATATCAATTCGTGTTCCAACTGCATATAAATTATTTGCAATTGTAACATCTCCAGAAGAATTCCAGTGTGGTCCAATTAATTCGATCTTTGGACTAGTTACTGCTTCATCAACTATTTCAGGAGTATTGACAGAGTCATCCGCCATATGATTATTTGCTATTACATCATCTTGAATCTTATCACCTGCAATAGGGTTAAGAAGAATGTCTGCACGATCTACATATGCTTTTGTTACAACTGCTTGGTCTCCAGATGTAGATATAGTTGATAAAGTCATATCATCAACTTTCACTACGCCTTTAATGCTTACGCCTCCAGTAAAATCACCTTCATGATTAATTTTTAATTTATCTCCTGTATCATGAACAAGTGCTCTACCATCGTGTTCAAGACCAACACCTCGACTAGCTGCATTATATATGCTAAACGTTGTTCCACTTTGTGAAATGTTTCTACCAGTAACAATGTCTTGAGTAACATTTAAATTATTTTCAATTTGAACAGAAACAGAATTCCACTGTGGTGATCCAGAAGTTAATTTGGCAGGAGTTATAGTAGCATCTACTATTTTATCAGCAGCAATAATAGTGTTATCTAAAATATTAGAATTTGCTATAGAGTTATCTGCAATTTTAGAATTATCAACTGCATTAGCTGCAATTTTATTAGATGTGATAGCTGAATTAGCAATAAGACCTGGGCCAATAGCAAGTTCTTTAATATTTAACCGATTAGAAAAATCGGCTAAGCCGTCGCCATCAGCGTCGCCATTGTTAGAATCATCAATTCTAAACTGATTGAGATTTACTTGGCTTGTTCCAATTTTATCGGTGTAATCAATTGTATCGAATTGTTCTTCAATTTTCTTAAAGTTATCGAGCTCAGGTTTAACACCAGCGAGCAAATCTGTAAAATCTTGTGCAACTTCTGTATTTAATCTAAATTCATTTAATACGTGAGTAGCAGAATTACCACGAGCAGTTGAGCTATCACCAAAATATGTTTTAATTGCTGTATCAAATAGTCCTTCTTTATATACAACGTGTTGATCAACTGCAGCTGCAGTAACTAACTTTTCATCTTCAGTCGTATTACCGATCGAAATTATATCATCAGTACTTGTATCGCCAGAAACAATTGCACTTGCATTAATATGATCAAATATTATATCTCCAGGCTCAAGCTTATATTTTTGAATCGTTACAGTTTGAGTAGTACCGTCTTCTCGAAGATATTCTAAGGTAAACTGATCATTACCATCATCGGTATTTTCATCAGTATTATCATTCTGGTTTGCTCCTTGTACTACGCTAAGACTCGTTAATTTTTCATGTCCTTCGCCACTTAGAAAAAGTGTATCTAAAGAAATCCTAAATGTTTGTAAATTTCCTGCGTTATCGTGATCAACTATAGGAAAAAACTCATTTCCATTGATAAGATCTCTATTGCTTAAATCAGGTAAATTTGAAATTTTCGTGCTCATTAATTCTATTTATATATTTTTAAGTGTTGATTTCGATGTTTGCTTGTTTAGTATTTCCTGCAGTATAGATTACACCGTCTCTAAAGAATTGATCAACTTCAGGACTTGATGGAAGAGTCGTTGAGGTATCAGTATTTATTGCTCCCTTCCAAGCAATTAATATTGTTCTATTTGCACTGTTATTGTGTCCAACTACTAATCCCTCAATTGTAATATTGGCTCCGTCATTATCTACAATATTCTGAAATACTATATCTCCGTGGACTATATTTCCTCCTGATATTACAGAAGTTATAGTAAATTCAACCGGCGCAGATACATCATCATCATTTGTTGCATCATTCCACCAATTACCTATATAATCATCGATAAGCAATTCGTTATTAAGTGGATTTGAATCATCTCTTTCGATATAAAATCCATCAGAGCTTTCAGTATCAAGTTGATTAATTTTTCTAAAGATAGCACCAACATTCATAAAGACATCGCTATTATCAAGCGCATCTTTAATAGTTATAGGAAGATAAGAACTAATATCATCAACGTCTTTAAACTTTAAGTTTTGCTCATAGTCTCTTTTAGTAAATACTTTTTGTGGCACTAATGAAGGTATAACATACTTGAATGCCATAAGAACCGATCTTACAAACAATTCTGAATTAATATCAATGCTCGACGTATCTTGCAGTAAGTATGCTTGGTTCTGTTCTTCTGCTCCATATACGCTTATAGTCTCTTCTTTATTTCTTAACTGTGTTGCTAAAATAGTTGCAGTAGTTGCACTGCCTGATACAGCTATATCACCATTAATAAATATATTGGTGTCATCTCCTGATCTTTTAATTATTCCAGTAAATTGATCACCGTCTGGTTTAATTTGTGTTATGATACCCTGTTTAATAGATTCTACAAATGTCACTGCGTTTGTTGCACCTGACCAGTTTGCTAACCATGGTGTGAATTGCGTAGTTGGTTCTGAGGTTGAAATTTCAGTTGGTGTATTATCAGAACTATCTTTAATGGTCCATATATAATTACTGATAGTTGCAACATTAAACGATAGAGAAGTACCTCCTCCACCACCTAGACCAACGTCCGTAATAGTAATTGTTTCACCTGCAATAAAACCACTTCCAGTTTTTACAATAGTAATATCAGCGGGTGTAACAATTCCTCCAGGGGCTACTGTAATACTAAATTCAGCACCTTGACCATCACGGTTTGAGCTAGTATTTTCGTCTGATATTCTAACAATGAATGTACCAGGTGTACGATCTTCAGATGTAGCATTTACGAGTGTTCCTATAGTCGCAACACCTCTTTCAGCAACTGTTAATACACCATTTCCACTCGATTGAGTGTAACCACTACCATCAGCAGCTATACGATACTCTCCACTAATATCTGCATGATTAGCAACTGTTATACCAAATCTTGATTCGAAATTACTCTGTGTAACTATATCTGCAATTTGAAGTGGAGCTCCATTAACGTTTACTACTCTAATTTCAAAATCTTCAGATGGATCTCCATCTGAATATGTTATACTATAACGTGATGCTAAGTTATTACCAGGTACAGATCTTGCTAATTTTGTCCATAATCCTGCTTCAAATATAAATCTACGAGTTCTTATATCTCCTTGTAACCAACCAGGTTGGAACATAGGAAGATGATAACCACCGTTTTCGCTTGGTGCTGTAAGATCTTGAAGCCACCGTAGATCTTCTAATGGTTGTTTAGTTCTGAATGGTGCTAAATATTCGTCTTCTACTTTAAGAGTACTATAATTTTTTCGTGTATTTGAATTAAATTCTATATATTTAGGACCATACCAATGGTTATCTCTTATTACAAGAAGAATAACACTTGCAAAGAATTTAAGACCAGCTGGGTGGACTAGATTTAAAAAAGTATTTTCCCAGTCTGATACCTTTAATCCACTTCGGATATTGTATGAAAATCTTTGCCAATAATTGCTATCTTGTATACGACCAGTAGAAGATGCTCTTCCCTTTCGGTCATAATATTCACCAATATAATCAAGTGTATAGGTATGATATAATGAAATATCATTTGATACATTATTTAATCTTCCATCTCCCCAGTAAATAGTTTCTTCTTCTGACTTATTAATTCCGTAGTCAACAGTTATTTTAAGTTGGGTGTTATCTTTGACATTACCGTCATTATCTTCATGTTGAACTTCTGGAGGATCAAAATATAGGAATGAATTAAACGTGTGTCCATTTAAATCATCAAAGGAAAATGCTCTATCTGCATACGGAATAGAAGTCATTTTAGTGGCACCGATAGCACTTCCTATTATTTTATCAAATATAAGTCTATAAAATGATTTTACATTTCTGTCGAAATAATCTGTTATTTGATTTTTTATATCATTATCAATAGCTTGAGTATAATATTGTACGTGACTAATATCTCCGTAAAACAAACCATTTTGATTTTTTCCAATAATAAAATTAGCTTCAGGAGATATAGTTAAGTGCCGAAGAGTATTTCCTTCTATAATTGTTTCGAAATTTGAACCGTCAAAGGAAATAGAGACATAACCATTGTATCTGTCAGCCTTTCCTTTTATTATCATCAGATTAAACTTATTAACATTAACCGTTTGCGAGTCTAAGTATATCTCTGATGAAGGAGCAGTTGAAATGACAAAATCCCCTTTATATTCATTATCAGTTATTTTATAGCCAGCGTTTTCTTCATTACCTTCATACACATATTCTATTAATGGTTTTTCTACTGATGTTGTATGTATTAATTCTGGATAAGAAAGAACTGCGTTATATGATAAAGGTTTATTATCTACTGTTTTTAGAACTGCACTATTATTTAATCTTCCTCCATAAGATGTAACAGCCGGTAAACCATTATAAGGTTCAACAAATGGGAATGACTGAATAATATTATCTGCTACTTTTCCATAAACATCATAAGCGACATTTGTAGTATTTTCATTACTGAATATATCAGAGCTTGGACCATTTAATATTCTATTAACGCTATCCGGTTCCAATGAAATTGCAAATCCTTCATTAACATTATCAACAACAATATTAGCTCCGTAGTTTAATCCTACTCTAAATTCATCTTCATTTTTTTGACTAAATGGTATAGAACTACCGAATTCTTCAAATGATTTCCATACATTTTGAGCCGTTGTATATTGACTTTTAATATAATATAATTTTGCACGAGTATTATGTTGTGCTTTATTATATACATCAGAGAAATTATATTGCTGTACAAATTGTTGTGCGTTATTTATTCCACCATTTACTAAAAGTAAATCATCTCCAAAAAATTGAAAAGAATACTGTCTTGATCCATTATGTGTAATATAGTTATCTCTTCCATCAGTTATTTTTAATAATGAATTATAATAACTAATCCAAGATGTAGGAGATAGTTTCTCCCATATATTAATGCCATACGAAGAAGCTTTTATAATAATTGATCCGCTTTCACTTATTTCAAATTTTCCTCCATCAAGTAAAGAATTAATGCCAGTTGTAACAGTATTACTATAATTACTTGATAGATTTTTTTCTATTTCTTCAAATTCTGTATGACCAATAGACTTGTTATAAAATGAAATATGAGCGAATGCGTTATTACTATAAATCTTAAGTTGTGTCGATGAATCAATTCCGATAACAGGACTTCTTTCTCCATCCGGATTTGATGTAGTTGATATCAAATCAACTGATTTCGATCTTTTAAATCCATTAATAGAATATCGTATTCCAGTAATTACTTTTTCTGGGTGTATTGATAATTTACCAGTTGTAAATTCAATCGTTACATTATTCCATTCTCCTAATTTTATTTCGCTGTCAAAATATTCATCACTAAATATCTCACGCGGATTGGCATCTAAAATAACATTAGTATCTGCCTTATCTAAAGATATGGGATAATCGATTTTTCCGGATTCTTGTGATACAATTTGTAATATATTTTTTCGCGTTGCTGCATCTTTAACTATACGAAGAGTAATATTTCCGATAGTTAATATATTACTATTTTGAAATACGTTAGATACTTTAAATCTTGTAGATAAAGTAAAACTATCATTTAAAGAGAAATTAAAACTAGTTCCAGACGTCTCTATTATAGAATCAAAAATAACACCAACATCCTTTGATGTATCATTAACTATACTCGGCGAGTCAAATCGTGAAAATCCATTATTCGATAACCATGTTCCACTTGTTAGATTATTACTAACATTAAATTCAAAATTCGGTACAGGAGGATTAGACAGTGCAGCAGGCAAAGTTGTATATTTTGTAGGGAGCCAAAATCCAGTTGGGTCAAGGTTGTATACACGAATAATTTGTGCGATATTATCATTATTAAGTGAGTGAGTACCAACAACAATTTGTGATCGTTTTAATTTAACATGCACAAAATCTACTAATCCTGCGTGTGTAGTTGGAAGATCTAAAGATAGCGTTTGAAAATAATTGTATCGGTTGTATTCATCTACTTTAAATACAATAATACGAGATGAACTACCAATAGGTCTATCCAATAAAACTAGATATTCACTATCTACTGCATAATCTAAAATATCCCATAGTCTTTCTCCGTCGTAAATATCTGTACCACCAATTGTGATATCTTGCCATGGCGCATATGTACCATTATGTTTATACGCTATAGACAAATAACCTCTATTGTGCAAAGTAAAGATATGGTCATTATTATTTTTAACGTAATCACAGTGCGGTAAAACAGGAAGATTTTCGTCTCCAGGTTTACTTCCTTTATTCCATTTTACACCGATATCATACGGGTTTATACTCATAGGATTTGCTTTCCAATCAGTATAATATACCGTATTTTCTTTATTTTTAATTGACCATCTGCTTTCTGCCGATGAAGTATTTTGTTCAGCATGAATAAAGGTGTCTATAGTAGCTTTAAGCGAAACTTGGTATGCTTCTACTTTACCTTTATTTGTACCTTCTTGATCATTTCCGGGAGATGCTACTATAACTCGTGTACCGGTACCATTTATACTTACATTTTGTCCACCATTACTAGTACTTCCAAATCCTTCAATGTTTTTACCGCCCTGTTTCCACAATCCTACTTTACTTGAATAAAAGAAAACTCGAGCTTGTCCCGAATTACTACTTGTATTATCATTACCTGGAGATCCAATTACAACAACGTCTCCTTTTGAATTTAAACTAACGCTTGCTCCACAATTATCTCCTTGGTACTCTCCTTCAAGTGTTTGTCCAACTTTATTCCAAACGTTTCTATCACTAAGAGAATAGATTTCAACTTTTCCTTTATAATTTTCTTGTGTTCCATCACCAATAATACCAACCGCAAATGTTTTTCCGTCATTACTTAAACTTATTGGCACTGAATCTCTATTCAGTCTCTCTTGTGGATTAAATCTTACATCTGATCCTATTTGTATCCATGTATTGCTAGATAGATTATAAACATAAGCTCTTACAACCATTGCAACTTGACCAGAATCATTTATAACGTGTGTTCCAACAAGAAGAGTTAGTCCATCGTCACTTAATCTGACAGTATTTCCGCTAATAGGATCAGCATCTGTTTCAACAACGTTTTGACCTACTTGAGACCATGATGCACTAGGAGATCCAGCTGTAGGAGAAAATGAAGCATTATTTTTATAAACAATAACTTCATTAGATGTTCTTTCTGGAATTCTAGCACCAATAGTTTTTCCGCCGTCAATTTCTCCGAATTGAGGATTTATACCAGTCTCAATAGTAAAAGAATTTGAAGTAATTGCTGGTCCACTTCTTATGTAAGTAATATCTGTTGTAGTAATAGAACTAATTTCAAATAGTCCATCGTATTGATGTGATACACCACTTACATATACGTGAGTAGAAGCGACATCAAATTCTCCACCACCAGCAATAGTGGCTATTGTTCCATCAGAGCTAAATGAAAGAGTTGGATCTGCAGGTAAAAGTTGTGTATAGTCAGCAATTCGATCTCCATTAATATCGTCAAATGGAAAGTCAGTATCTCCAAGAGATGCGTTAATATTTGATGGAGCTGATTGAAAATCATTAATTACCCAGCCAATTTGAAGACCAGATCCGACAGTAGGCTCAAATTCAATTCGATAGGTTGTTGGGCCAGATTCATCGGTAAAACTATAAGTGGGCTTACTTGATACGGTAGAATTGGTTTTTGTATATGTATCTCCATTATAAACAAAACTGGTAATATCTGCGCTAGCAACTTTAATGTTATGTGTTGTACCAAATCCGTTAAAGTCTTCTAAAAGTAAACCTGCTCCTTCTTCAGTTCCAATATCAAAGTCTATATTAGGATTAGCTCCAGACCCAATTGCTAAAATATTTCCTTCTCCGTTTAAACTAACGCTTGCTCCTAACCGACTATTATCTACGCTTCCAATATCTATAGAAGATGCAGAAGATCCTACCGCATGATTCCATTGGTTTTGGTCATCTAAGTGGTATACCTTTACTTCTCCACTAAAATCTTCTCCGTCTTCAGGATCTGAATCGGTTGGATCTTGTTTTTTAGGAGCTCCAATAGAAAGCACATTTCCAATAGCATTTAAACTAATATCACTTCCTAAAAGATCGAATGGAGTATCGCCGTCAATATCAGATCCAAGTCTCTCCCATGTATTCGCTTCTTCACCAATTCTTAAAGGCGCATTTATTGGTATTGTGACACTTTGATTTAATCTTACAATAATATGTCTCCTGACGGTGGGATTACCCATATCCATAGGACCATTTAGTATATTTGCTACTGTAACCTTATTCGCTGAGTCAGGTTCTGGTAATCCACTTCCAGATATAACTGTTCCGACAACTATACTATTTAAAACACTAGCTTTCTCTATCGGCACTCTTATAACTAAATCAGTATTATTTAATACGGCTGAATTAGCATGACCATTAGCTACTGTATATACTCGTACGCTTCCAGAATTGGTACCACCTCCGTCATTTTTAGCTGATCCAATAGCAAGTGTAAGACCGTCTTCGCTTAGTGCAGTTACTCCGCTAAAATCATTATTAGCTTCTCCATAAATTGAACTGCCGATTTGTAAATTATCTGGACCATCGAATGTATTCGTAGATGGATCAAAATCATAAAATCTCAAATCATCTTGGGTAAAAGTATCTAGTACTGGATCATTTTCGTGTACATAAACAAAATTTCCAGAATCTTTAGGAAATTGTATGAGTGTTTTTTTCCATTTTCCGTTATAGTCGTATCCTAATGGAGATAAAAACGATTCCATATGATCAAGCTTATCACCTTCTAATGAGCTTAAACCAATCGATGTTCGATCAATAAAATTAGAAAATATATATGATTCTCCATCCGCATCGAGCTCAATTCTTGGCTCTCCTACATCAGCAAAAGATCTTCCAATTTTATTCGTTGTTTTATTAAAAAATAATTCGTGAGAATTAAAAGATTCAAAATCTTTTGATAAGGAAAACAGAGGTTGAATTTCTGTATTTTCCTTATTAATTCTTGGAAAAGCACGAACCACAAACGTGTGTTCTTCAGTATTAAGAGAAATCTCTGGATTATTACCAATATCTCCAAAATCAATAAAAGCACTGCTGCCATTTAGTTTTATTAAATCTGTATTATCAACAAAGCTTGTCCCTTGTTGAAAGTAACCTCTAAACGTTTTATTTAATACTGTAGAGTCCCATGTTTCAGCAACAGAATTTAAATTCTTCTTTGTATCTAAATCAACAACTAACTGATCAACAGCCGGAGCAGTATCATACAATACTATTTTTTCTGCTCTAATAATATTGCCAGTTCCTAGTATTTCATTATCGTCATTTTTTAATTGAAATGGCGTCCAATTATATTCTGTCCCTAAATCTTCGGTAGTAATAGAAGTTGTAAACGATTGAGTAAATTCGCTATTTTTCCTTTTCCAGTCTCCAGCAGAAAGCTCAAATAATCTTTTTTTCGGATAAGATACTTCTACGATTTCGTCAAAAAACAAACGAAAAAATGTTGTAATACTTTCTTCTGAACCTTTGAGAGTATAATACTGTACAATCTTTTTATACAAAGATACTCTATCCATTACTGCAGAATCAGGAATATTTTTAGCAATTTCTCCTTGAATACCATCTAAATATTTTTCTGATATTTTATCAATATCATGCTCATCAACTATTTTATTAGTTTCGTATGTAGGAAGACCTTCAGTATTGAGATACTCATAATAATCTTTAATTAAAGTTATGAATCTTTCTGAACTTTCTCGCAACTGTTGTGGAATAAGTTCTTCAACACGAAGAGATTCTGTATTTGCAGCAGTAGTATCGAAGGGATCGAAGTTCCTTTGGTTTGAAGCAACTGAAATAACTGGTTCTGATGCTGTTGTAGAAATATTTGTATATGAAACTATAGTATTATTTACATTATATGTTGCATATTCTTGATATCGTAAATTGTTATAAGTTGTATCAAGCGGTGGATTTGCAGCACCATGATTCATTTCACTGGTAGGCATATAAAATACTTCTCTATCTAATCCAGTAAATGTGTGCGAGTGATACGCTCCGTCAATTAGTGTAGGATCAGTATAAAGTGGATAAAAATATCCGAAAACACCATCAGTATTTCCGCTATTACTTTGACCTCTTAAATAATAAACTGAACCAAAAACTCCTGACGAAGTAGTAGTAGTATTACTACTTGTTATAGTATTATTGGTACCTGATGAGGAATGATATGACATAATTTTTTAGTATCAATAACCTCCATAACTACCACCAGAGGATGAACTACCAGAGGATGAACTACCAGAGGATGATGAGCTGCTTGAAGAACTACCAGAGGATGATGAGCTGCTTGAAGAACTACCAGAGGATGATGAACTACTTGAGGATGATGAACTACTTGAGGATGATGAACTACTCGATGCTGTAGAACCACTGGAGCTTACAATCGATGAAGTCCCCTGTGGTGCTAGATATTCAGAGCGCTGTCTTAAAAACGGTCTATAATCATTAACTCCAGATGAACCAGATACTGCGATAGTGTCAACTTCTGGGGTAATAGTTGTTTTACCGATATCAATTGAAAGAAGTTTATTTCTTTTTGATACTATATCATTTGAGGCTGGAGTAACAAATATATTCAACGTTTCTGTTTTATTAAGAGGCAAACTATCTATCGATATTGTTCCGGTATCGGTATTAATAGTTCCTACATTTAAATTTACGTTTCGTTTAATTCCATCTGCACCAATAGTAAAAGTATATATTCGCCTTTCGTTATCAGATCCAATTATAGGAGCATCTTCTAAATTAAGAGAAATTCCATTATACATCCAAGAATCTGAACTTAATATGGGTTCTTCTTGTCCAGGATCAACAAATAACTGCATTTGGAAATCAATCGGAGTAGAGGTAAGTTTACCATATTCAAATACTATTCTTTTATATGTAAATACTCGAGCGAATGAATTTATAATAGATATATCTAAATTATCGATTATTGAAAGTAAATGAGAATATCGAAATACTCCATCAAATTTTTGTAAATTATTTAAATTAAAATCTTCTAATGCATTATCTATAAGACTTGAAAGTTGACCAGTTGATAAAGAAGTTCTATTTGAATCGTACTTAAATAATATATCTAAATAAATGTATGTAAAATCTGGATCAACCAAAACTGGTTCAATTCCAATTACGCGTTTTGATTCAAGTTCTTCTAAAAGATAAGTCTTATCTAAATCGGTCAATGTCGGAGAGTCATATGGTTTGATAGATGCATATACTTTACCGTATTGAGGAGGATCATTATCTTCTCCTCCCCATACTGACACAGTTTCTATGTTATTTAAAATTCCATTAATTAAAGCTTTATAGTCTTGTGAAGTTACCGCTCTATTTTGTGCAATAAACGAAAGAGGAGCATTTTGTCGAATACTTTCGATGTTTTCTTTTTCACTTCCATTTGTAGCTCTTGATATAACAGTAATAAGGGGAGAAGATGTTCCTGGACTTGAAAATTTAAATACATTTGCTCCATTGGCTTTTGATCCCTGAGTACTTAAGTACTTAATCTTAATTACGTTTAACGATGACGGCTTTTTACCAAAGATATTGTCACCAAATTTAATTTCATAATTGCCATTATAATTTTCATTAATAAAGTATGCAGCAGTAGATGGACCAACATTTGCAAGATTTTCAAATAAAGAAAAAGTTTCAACTGATGTAGAATATGCGTTGTCAAATACATCAACAGTTATATGCTCTAAATCAATGTTTTCATCTTCAATAATATATTTTTGATCAATGTTTCCAGATTCAACAACAAAAGTAATTTCTTTCATTTTACCTTCATATACAGCAACTTCATCAAACACATATCTTCCATTCACTTGATCAAGAGGAGTTGTATAATCATCAACCGTTATAAATGTATATGCTGTTTCATTAACACTAGCACTAAATTTCTGTCCCTTGTAAAGAGTATATGTAGAAAGATTGCGATTAGCTGATGCAGAAAACTCTAAAGAAACAGTTGCCATTGCAGCTGATTTACTTTTTGGAGTATATCCTAAGAGCTTGGCTCGTGAAACAACGTTCGAGCGAATTTGCGCTGAATCAATAAACGATTCGTTCATAGCATTATGTGCTACGACTGCATTATAGTGTGTATTATATGCAAGTATATCTAAAAGCTGATTAAGACCAGATCCTTCAAAGTCAAAATCTCTGTATTCAAGATTAGACTGATTTTTAAAATAGTCTTTAAGATTATTTTTAATTTGATCAAAATCTAGTTCTGTGACATTAAGTTGTTTCATTATCGTAAGCGTTGTAAATAAAAATTAATTTCTTCTCTTGTGGGTGAAAATATTATATTAAAACCAATAGTTACTTCGTATGCATTTCTGTCTGAATTATCTGATACTTCAACTGTGTGTCCGTTTGTACGTGGTTCATATTTTTTTAAAACATATATAATTTCTTCTTTAATTGCATTTGCTGTAAATGCGTCTGCAGGTTCAAACAATAATGCTGTTACATTTGAACCAATTTCTGGATGAAATGGTCTTTCATTAAAATTTGTTAAAACTAGAGTCTTAACTGCTTGTTTTACCGCATCTAGATCTTTAACTGATGCTAAATCTCTTGTACCTGGATGAGTGCGTGGAAAAAATAAAGGAAAATCTGTATACAGATTTTTATGTGCAACTTTTTGTGGTGCTGGATTAACATCTGATAGTGCATTCGACATGTAATCTATTTATACTAATTAAGGAAGATATTCGGTGCAGTAGTTACTTGATTTCCGCCATATGCTTCTGTACATGTTCCAGTTGTATTTTCGGTAATAGAACCAGTAATCTCAATAAGTTGACTATTTCCTACTCTATGAACATGAGTGCCTCCTATATGCTCATACTTACTACCAGTAACCTGAATATTCCAGTCACCTATAATTTTAGTATTACATCCTCCATCAATTGTAAGATTACAACCGCCTTCGATATAAACATTCTCTCCTTGCGCAACAACCTTATAGTTTTTGCCAACGATTACCTCTGTTTTATCACCGATTGGAGTAATTTCAGTGTACGTTCCAGTGCGGTGAATAGTAGATATTCTTTCTTTTCCAGGAGTTACATCGTACTCAACAATGTGTGCTGCTTCATTCTCGTCGTTTGCTCTTTCATATGCAGTCACATGATTTTGTGGATATGTAGGAGTCATTACATCGTCGATCGCTGGAAATAGCCAATCTCCTCCTGGTGCCGTAGGTAAAACTCCGTCTTTAGTTTTATTAGGATCTCTGACTTTATTAGCTACGATCTGCACTTTGTCGTATATGTCTCTCAGCGATACCTTCTTTGTATAACTAAATCCTTGTTTATATTTTTCTTCTTTAACTTGTGCAGATATTGGAGTATCAGGCATATTAAGATGTAATCCTAAATCTTCCTCTGGAGAGTCTTCGTCATCTGGATTTGTTTTGACCGGTTTTCCAGCAATTGGAGGTTCGTCAGCATTTTTCTTATTGCTCGGATATCGTTCAGTTGGATCAGAAAAGCCTTTACTATAATCTTCTGGGCGTGATGTAATGGATGGAATAGATCCCATAATCACAGGATCTTGGGCATTAACACCATCTCGAAAGAAACCAATGACCCACGTTCCTCGTAATAGACCTGTTGCAGATTGACCAACACCTGACATCGATGCTGATGTAACAGGTAACATCGTCATTGCCCATGGCAAATCTTCGGTAGGTATACCAGATTCAGCTTTATCGTCGTTATGATATCCGTAACATCTTACGCGATATCTACCCATCTCCATTGGATCATCAATGTCTTCAATTACACCGGTGAACCATGCAAATCCGCCACCATTATTAATAAAATTTTCTGGATTCATGATCTATTTATAGTTCAATGCCAAATGAGTCTTTCTTTACCCGTACCTCTGAGAAATACTGTCCACCCTCAAAAATATGATTTACAGAAGTAATTAAGTGTCTTCCAGATAAATGTTCGTCAAATAAATCTCCATGAGAAGTTGGTTTATTTTTCATATTTGCCAATAACTCCTTCATTATTGCAGGATCTACAGCTTTTGGAAATTTTAAATTAATCACCGTTCCAGGATTTAAATTAAGATCACCAAAAAGTTTTATATCATGAGATACCGACTCGAGCGCCTCTTCAATCGCCCGCGTTTTTCCATTGGTATTTTCTTTTAACTTATTATAATTTATATCTTCTTCACCGTATGATAAGTTATTCACTGAAATATGTTCAAGATGAGACTGAGGCATTAAGTTTAATGTCTCTTCGTTTACATCAAATTGTGTTGATAACGAAGTTTTTTGGTTTAACGTTAAACCCTGATTAAAATCATTCTCGTAATTATAATCATATTTTGTATATGTTTTATATGAATAATCTAAATAGTTATTTTCTGATGCCCATCCTCCATTTGCACCTTGATAAACTTTTCCAAGTTTAAGATCTGAAGCTACATCGAGAACGCGGGAAACTCTTTCATCGTAATCTTCTTCTGTATACGGTTCGTAACTAAACTCTCTTGTATCAAAGTAAGTGTGATATTCTTCTGCGGTCATTAAATTATGTAATGAAGATAATCTAATTTTATTATCTAAAGAATGATAAAGAAAAAATGGAGAAAATGCTTCATCATATGTTTTTGATCGTAACCATTCAGCAGCTTCAAGAGGTGTTTGCCACCGAATGATACCTTTCATTCGTGATGTAGTGGTTCCGTTTACTTCTACACCTCCCATAAAACCAAGATCTTCGGTAATAATTTTTTTAATTTCTTGGTCAGTAGTATTTGTAAAAGATCGCGATATTTTAGTAAGACGAGAATAGTATGCGTGATCTGATACACATGCGATATTATAAACGTTTGTGTGTTCTGCTGTAGCACTCGCATAAAGAGGATATTCAGTGACAATAAAATCTAGATCGATTTTTTTCTTGCTGGCCGAACCATTACTATTCGGATTAGTTATAACAACTATTTTAATTTTTTCTTGACCAATAAGAGGAGTACTTTCAAAAAAGTTTGCTGTATCTTTTATACTAATTTGTGCAATTATATTCGCTGAATAAAGAGATTCAGTTATATTTAGTTTAACTACAATATTTTCTATATCATATTTTTTACCATCATGTGAGGTTAATACAATTCTATCAATATTATATGCTCCTGGAGTTAACGATTTGCTTGCCCCAAAATTTGTCCGTTGATTCCTAGCCATTACTTAAGTAATTTTTCTTTATATCGCTCAGCAAACTCGTCAATATGTTCTGGACGTATAACTCGAATTTTCATTGCTTCTAATGCCTTTTCAGCAAGGTCGTCCTTAATTGATACAAAACTTGCTTCAGTAGAAGTATATGTTTTAACAAAACTTGGTATGTATTTTCTATTGCGACTAATTGAGGCATATTCAGATATCTCACCTTGATCAAATCCATCTACTTTTACTGATGAAACATTAGTATCAATATCACCAACAATATATCCATTTGGCATTTGTATATCACTTGGATTATATACACTTTCATATGCATCAAATGCAGTAGATTTTTCTTCTATAAATTCGTTATCAAGAAAGTGTGATGGAGCATTATACGACTGTTCAAAAAATCTATGTGAAACAAATGCAATTTTTGAGAAAAAAGTGTCTAAAAAATATTTGTAATATGCGTCACTTCCTTCAACATAAGTATCTGTAGTACCATCTTGAATAAATGAATAATAAACAGTTGTTTGGTTCATTCTTGTCCACTCTAACGCTTCTTTTATCCATTCAGTCCGTTGTTCTACAAACCTACTATACGCTGTGCTGGCTTGGTCTAAATCTGGTTCAGTATATACTATACTCCAGCGCCTGTTGTTAGAAAATTTTCCTAAATTATTAATATCATACACCCAAAGTTGGTATCTTTGATCATCAAACTGAAGTATCTTTGCTTCAATTGAATTTTCTTCTCTATCATATGATCTTACTCTTATATTTTCATTACTTAAATTTAAACCACCAAAATAATTTACCATTTCAAAACTATTTTCGTATTTACGTGCAACTGGATATTGTCTAGGAATAAAAACAAGAGTTGAATATTTTCCATAATCTTGTTCAAGCATTAATTCAAACTGACGATAAGATTTTGGCCATGTATTTAATCCCTGTTTAAGAGATTCGTTTATAACAAAGAATGTCCAATAATGATCAGGTGTACCGTATAATCGATTAGATACAACATCGGGTCTTTCTCCTTCAATTATATTATAATATGCGTAAGTTGTATAGTTGTCAATAAATTCTTCATTTACATCAACGTATCGAAACATATCAGTAACATCGGTTTTAACACCATTTGCATTAATATCGTATTGTATTTTTGGAAACTGTGAGAAGAATGACATAATTATCCGGCTTTAAATGGAGCAGGTTTTGGTTGTTCAAGTTGAGTAACTGTAAGAGGACGACCGTTTCTATCAATTCCACGATTGCCGAGCTGATCATTTTCCATTTGCATTATATCATGTCTATTTAATGAACGAGTTTCCTGGAATTGTACTTCTAAATCTACTTCAAGAGGAGCATTATCTGTAAAATAAACATTACCAGTAGCATTAAAGTTTGTATTGACACTTATGCAATACGAGGAATATATACGAGGAATATATGGATTTTCTGTACCAGAATCCATATTCATAAATTTAACTGTCCATACTGGAGGATACTCAAGAGTAATGGTATTATTTTCTCCTCCTTTTGAAGCATAAATAAAATGTCTAAATCGAGATTGTATTTTTCGAATAAGATCTGATTCTGATGAAGAGCGAGCAATCATTTTAAATTGGAATCCAAACTGTCTTACACCATTTGTAGTAAATGTTGAATTCGTATTGGGATTATTAATTTGTTGAGTAGCCAACGATATTGAATCTTTGAATTTATCAGGTAAAAGTTTTGCACCCAACGATTTTGCTTGTTCTTTATTTAATGTCTTTATTTGACCAAGTATATCACCAACTCCAGCAGATCCACTTACTGCATCAACTGCTCCAGCCATCAGTCCAAGATCTGCTGTTCCATATTCAGCCCCATCATCAAATGCTATATTCGCTGGCGCAGGAAACCATATATGGTGTCGATGAACCGTTCCATTTAAAACTCTTTCATGGGCGGTAAATACCATACATGGACGAGTAAGATCACCTCTCATTTCTGGCGGATAAATAAGAGGAGCCATATCAACAACACCTGGTTCAGAGGGTTTTTCACCTTCTTGGACCAACTTTTTGTTTCTGCCCAATAATGTTTCGAAATAATTAATTGCCATAACAATTCTATTTATAATAAAAATATGACATACAAGGGAAGATATACTGTAAAGAATCCGGACAAATACGAGGGTGATCCTACGAAAGTAGTGTTTAGATCGTTATGGGAAAGGCAGGTCTTTAAATTTATGGATACGAATCCTGATGTAATTAAGTGGCAATCAGAAGAAACCATTATTCCGTATCGGTGTAAGACTGATAATAAAATTCATCGGTATTTTATGGATGTTAAGATGGTTACAAAAGATAAGACGTATCTCATTGAAATAAAGCCAAAAAAACAAACTGAGGCACCGAAAGAACCAAAGAGAAAGACGAAAAGATATATTACTGAG